CGATCATTGGAGGTGTTGCAAAAGCAACCATAAAGATGCTTGAATACCTTGGCGGTTACGCTCAAGAAATCGCCATCCTATTTGGATCGCTAATAGCCGGAATCGGTATTGCCCTGCTTCCATTTACGGTGGGGGCCTCAGCAAAAATTGTTGCCGTGGGTGGGGCGCTGGTAACAGTCGGGCTTGCTGGGGAAGTGATTGGTAAGAAACTTGCTAAATCTAGTGGTGATATCGATAAATGGGCTTCTGGAGTTGGTCAGTCAATAGCTAACGGATTGGGCTCGGTCGCTGGGTCTGTAAATAACAAAGTTAAAGAAGGCATGGACAATATAGATAAATCGTATGCCAAGAAAATTGGAAGAGGAATAAATAAAGCACTTGCTGATGGAACAGGAGACCCTGATGGTATTAAGAAGGCAATAGATGAGTCCCTTAAGAAAAATGCCCCCGCCGCAACGGCTGGTGGAGAGGCGCTGGGGTCTGCAATAGCTAAGGGCATGAAAAAGAAGTTGCTCGAAGTCAAAGAAGACTTTACTGGCAGATTCTTCTCCAGAGCTGATGCTGGTGTCGATAGATACATTGACACATTAAAGCGAGGTCTTGATGATCAGAAAGATAAGGCACTAGAGGCTTTTGATGCGCAAATAGATGCAATTGGTCAGCTTGCTGACGCAGAAGAAAGATTGACGGCAAAAATAGAGTACGAAGAAAAGAGAAGGGAGATGATCAGGACTAAGGCCCTAGATCGAGAAAATTATTTACGAGAAAGAAAAGTTGCTTCGTATGAAGGCAGAACGGAAGATGTTCGATCACTCGACCTCTCATTCCAGAAAACAGAAAGGGATTCCAATAAAGAGCTTAAAGATTTTGATTTAGAAAGAGTTAAGACGCAGCAGTCTGAGCAAAGAGAAAAGGCTATTGATGTAATCAATAAAGAAAAAGATTTGCTCGTTAAGCAGTATGAGCAAATGTTTAGAGACTTTGATAAGCAAATTGAAGACATCAAGACAGTTGGCTTCTCCACAGAGGATGAGTTTAAAACATTGCTATCAAGACTTGGTGTTGCATCTCAAGGTTTCTCCGATGAAATAGCTTCAACATTTGATACTGCAATGAATAGCCTGCCTATGTCTATAAATGAAGTGAGTGACAGGTCAATCGGTATGTTCTCGACTTCAATGGATAAGCTGGTGGATGAGGCTAAATCAAAATTTGGAGCAGCCAATGGCACTGCTAATGCTACATCAATACTTGGAGCCGCATACATGTTGGCAACAGGAATGCCTGATGCATTCAAGACAGCATTTAATGATGGAATCATTGCCCAGTATGTAACTCCTTGGTCTAGCAAAGTTACTGCATCAATTGCTGGAATCATACCTAGAGATTTGTGGGTTGAGGCAGCCGGTTTCGCACTTGTTGAAATGGTCAATGAGTTGAAACGGAGACTTGTTGCCCTCAAGGGAACTTTATGGGCGGAATTTAAGGCAATCTTTGCCGCAATGCCTGAAGCTGATTTCCAAAGAGTATTTGGCGGAGCATTTGCAGATCTAGAGGATATTAAAGCAAAGATGACTGGGTTATTCGCTGAGATAGTAAGTATCGCAGCAGAGATCAACACAATCGAAATAAGCAGGGAGCAGGCGGACAGTGGAGGTGGAGGTGAAGGTGCGGCTAAAGGCTCTACTGACGGAATTGCACCTGGAGAGTCGATGGGCAATAGGGATCCAAAATATGGAGAGCACCTAGTAAGAAGACCTCTCATCCCTAAGGTAGCTATTGAGGTTGGTGACGAAAAGAGTGGCGGTGGTTTCTTTAGCTCGATAGCGGATGGTGCAAAAAATCTTGCCGACATGCTTGGTCCTGTTAAAACAGCAATACTTGGAGCCGTTGGTGCAATAGCAGGGTTCTTCTCTCTTAAAATTTTGTTTGGAATAATACAAGCTGCCTTTGCAAAGATAATTTCGTTCATTGCAGTTTTGGCTACGGCAAGTGCGGCAGTAGCGCTAACAGTGGGTGTGATCATAGGAGTGCTCATATATTTATACATTAAAGTGGAGGCCTTTAGGAATTTTGTAAACAATGTCTTTACAAAGGCATGGGAAATTCTTGGCACTGTAGTCACGGGTGTGTTTGATGGAGTAATGCTGGCAATCAATGGAGTTTGGGATTCCATAAAGGCAATCGGTCAGAACATATTGGGCTTCATGAAAGAAATATGGGGTGCCATTGGCGGAATTGTTAAAGATACTTTCAACAAGATTGTTTCATTCTTTGTCGATGGTTACAATGCTCTTAAAGACAATTTTGCAAACCTAGCATCTAGCATTTGGAATTCCTTCAGCGGAGTAGCAGGTGCTGTGTTTGATGGGATTAAGGAAATACTGTCCCCCATAATGGAGCTTGTAGGAAAAATTGCTGCAGGAATCGGCATCGCTATTGGCATTATTGTTGGCGCTGTTATGGCTGTCGTGGGCGGAGTAGTCGTCGTAATTGTAAACATCTTTAACGCAATCAAGGGTCCATTATTCTCAGTAATAGGTTTCGTCATGGATGTCATTGCGAAAATATACGATATCGTAGGCCCAGTTCTTGAGTTCGTAATTGGTATGGTTGCGAAAGTCATATCTGCTCCGTTTAAAATAATAAATGGAGTGATTGATTTGGTTATCAGCATGGTATCTGGGATATCGGGAGCGATTATCCCAATTGGTTCAATAATTCTTAATGTCCTTTTAGCGCCGTTTAAATTGTTGATAGATGTATTCAAAAAAATTGCTGAAAATCCAATTGTCAGCTGGGTTGCTAGATTCGTCGCCATGCTTGCTCTTGTAGCTGCAGTTATTGCAACATGGGGTGTCAAGCTAGCTCTTGAAGCCGTTTGGGGCATGATTAAGAAAGTCGGGGACATACTGTCCAGTCTGGCAAAGATTGTAATTGATGTGGTTGGCACTGCGTTTAGTTTTGTTAAAGACTTGGTTCTTGGCGTGTGGGATGCAATCTATAGTAAAGTTACAGGGTTTATCGATTGGTGGCATGAGAATATCGGATCCCTCTGGTTAATATTTGTTGCGGTATTCGCAATCTTGTACGAAGCGGCAAGATGGTTCTTTAGTTGGATGAAAGACACATTCGGTCCAATACTTGCAAAAGTATGGGATGGTTTCAAGGATGCTGTTGGTGTTGTGTGGGATCTTTTGAAGCAAGTTGGTTCTTGGATTGGATCGGCATTCAGTGCGGCTTGGGATGTGTTAAAGAAAGCAGCTTCATTGTTCTGGGACTATCTGGGCGGGGCTATTGGTTTTGCTTGGGGCATCATGAAGACAGTTGCTTCATGGATCGGCACAGCATTTGGAGCCGCTTGGGATTTCTTAAAGAAAGCAGCTTCACTGTACTGGGATTACCTAAGTTTCATCATTCCGTTTGCATGGGGTGTTTTGAAAAAAGTTGCTGGCTGGATTCAGACCGCATTTGTTTTTGCATGGAATGTCCTTAAGACTGCCATTAGTTTTGTGTGGGATGTAATTAAGGAAGGCGTAAATGCTGTACTTCCAACGCTCACTATTTTAGCTAATTTTATCGGAACAGTACTAGGGGCGGCTTGGGATATTTTGAGGCAGGGTATTAGTTTTGTTTGGGATGCAATTACAGTTGGCTTTGATTTGGTATCCCCAACTCTTGGCTTCTTTGCTGACATTGTGGGCAATGTCCTTGGGGGCGCATGGGGATTTTTGAAAGAGGGTGTGAATTTTGTCTGGGATGCAATCACAGCGGGTTGGAGCTTTATATCCCCAACTCTCGGCTTCTTTGCTGACATTGTGGGCAATGTGCTTGGTGGTGCTTGGAATGTTCTAAAAGAAGGTATTGGCTTTGTTTGGGATGCAATCAAAACGGGCTGGAACTTTGTGTCTCCAATACTCGGTTTCTTTGCTGATGCCATAGGAAAAGTTATTAGAGGTGCTATTGAGAAAGTTATAGATATCTGGAATGCCTTGAAGGGAGCGTTCCAAGCGGTTTGGGATTTTGTTCAGCCGATAATTCAAAAGTTTGGTGACTTTATAGGTAAGGCTATTAGGGGCTCTATTGAAAAAGTCGTAGAAATTTGGAATGGACTGAAGACGGCGTTCCAGTCAGTTTGGGATTTCATTCAACCAATAATTTCAAAAATTGGTAATTTCATTAAAGATGTAATTGGCGGTGCAGTTGATTTCATCTCAGCAGCGATAAGTGCGATCCCAAGTGTGTTCAAAACTATTCTGAACAGCATAGCGGGGCTATTCAATAGAGTAGTCGATCTTCTCGGCAACTTCGCATTCCCCAAAACAATACTCGGAATCCCTGTTCCAATCATTGGCGGTAAAAAGGTTTCTGACTTTATTGAGCTACCTTATCTTCCAACACTTTACAATGGCGGCAAGGTTGGTTCGTACATGAAGGGCGGTATGACATACATGAATGGAGGTATGACATATATGAAGGGCGGCATGATGTATGGTGCTGGCGGCATGACATACGGCCCAGCGCAACAGGCTGTTCCTGCGATCTTGCATGGCGGAGAATATGTAATTAATCATAAAGCGGTGCAAAGAATTGGAACCGATGCTCTTGACCGCATGAACTCGCTTAGAATATCAAAGCCGAATTTGCCAACAATGCCAAGTGTTCCAAGTATAAATATGTCTAACATGAGAGCGAGCAATGTGCCTGGAGCGTCCAGCACTGGCACTGGTTACTCCACTCAGAATGTAAATATTTATGTTGATAATTTCATAGGCGAGCCTGAGTGGTTTAAGGGTATGATGAAAGAATACAATACAAAAGTATTGCCAAGAAATCAAAAAGCGGCGGGGTTGGAAAATAGAGTAATCAATACCTATAACGGCATTAACAGGGGGATGTAGTGAATACTAACTCTTTATTGACCATCAATGGAACTGCGGTGACTGAGCATGGTAGGAAAATTTCACTTACTGAAGAGATTTCTGCTAATGATATTGAGCTCGCATCCGGGCTTAGGCGGCGGTTCTACAGTACAAATAAAAAACAGTTTTCTGTAACTTGGTCCTACCTACCTGATCTGCAATCAAAAACTTTAGATGCAAAACCGGGTCGTAATTTTCTACTGGCACTGGCGAACACTTCTGCCGTAGCGCTAGTTAGCATCGCCCTTGAGCCCGGTGAATCTCCCGTTGAGTATTCATGTTATCTTGATTCTTATAGTGAATCATTACTTAGAAAAGACTTGTCAACTAAATGTTCATATTATGACGTTTCTTTGACATTGACGGAGCAATAAGAGATGTCAGATAGTTTCTACTCTTTTAGTGAACCGTTTAACAGTGGTATAGATTTCTATAAAGCTGACGCTGCTGATGTTACAATTGATATTACTGTTAGTTCATCATTAGCAGCAGAAGTAAAAAAAATATCTCTTGCAAACACTGCAATCAATTCAAATTTAAACCTTACATCTAATTTGAGCAAGATAGCTTATGCTTCCGCTAATCTAGCAGTAGATGGCGCAACAGTAGTTGTCGCAACAGAAAGGCAGGATGGTTCCGTTGTAATAACGGCAGAAGTCTTTGTTGCAACTAATATTACAAAAATAGCATTCGCCAATGCGTCTCTATCGATTGAGTCAAACGCCGCGTCCAGTGCTACTAAGCTATCAGCGGCTTCTTGCTCGCTAAGTTCTGAATCAAACTTAACATCTGTTGCAAAAAAGATTGCCAAAGCTCTGTCGCAAATAGCCCCCAACTCCACAATGACGGTTGGAGTGAAAAGGATTGCTACTGCTCTTGTAAGTCTTACTGGACAAATTAATCTATCAATTGCTGGAAAAATTACTCTTGCAACAATAAGAATAAATATTTTAAATAACGCAAATATTAGTGTGAAGTCAATTAAGTTTGCTATTGATGGGATTATGGACCTGTCGGCTATTCAGTCGTATATGTTAATTGATGACAAACCAATCACAAGCCATAACAGAAAGTTCGACTCCAGCTTGGAGCCCATATTTGTTCAAAATAAAAATTGGAACAACAGGAAGACTAGGTATTATAAATCTACATCTAGATCGGGCAGGCGAGTCTTTAATCTGTCATGGTCATGGCTTCCCGGTTCCCAGGACCACACTGTCGATGGCAATAGGGCGAGGGATTTTATAAGCAGTATCGCTTCGGATCCAAGTCATCATACTTTTAAAATAATTGATCTAGACGAGACAGGAATCACCCCTCCCACCGAGACGAGCTATAATGTATTAGTTAAAGACTACAGCGAGACGCTTGTTCGAAGGGATTTAGATAATGGTGTATACTGGTGGGATTGCTCAATAAGCATGGAGGAAGTGTAGATGCTTGAATACGGCCTGTATGGCAAGGAAATATCAAGCTCTTTCAATAGCGCCTACACATCGATATCGCAAAAAGTAAAACCACTGATCATAGTGGATTGGCTAGATAGTCGTCATGTCGATAAGTTTGGAAACACTGAGATTGCCTCAACAACATCTACATTATCCCAGCCGACCAGTGCCTTTGTGCAGTCAAGCGCATCGGGTATGCTCGCCAATGGCAGGTCTTTGTCAGAAAGAGAAATACAATTCAATAGATCACGCCATGCTAATTTTTATTTTACTCCAAATGAATCAATTAATGGCATAGAACGACAGTCATTTACTTGGGCTGTGTGCGATGCTAAAGATGTAAATGGTAAAGTGATTACAGCAAATGGTCAATGGCATTGCCTTCCTTCTACGAAGGATGAAAATTATGAATTCGGCTATCAATCTTCGTCAAAAAGCACAAGCAATTTACATGCTACCCTGAACGGCTATGAGTTTTCCTCCCCGGTTGTAATGACATATGCATTTACAGAAAGAAAAGTTAATGTTATTAATGTAATAACATCTGAGTACAATGGTCAAATTAAATCTTATAATGTAAAAGCATACAATCAAACTGTTAATTTAGTTTACAATGAAGATGCTGAAATACCAGAAGATTCTTATTTTTTAGAGCACAATTTAATTGGTGTATCTAGTAATAATATTAATAAAATAGTTGTTACTGTATACACAACAAAGAATCCTTTGGATCATGCAAGGGTTAATGAAGTGTGCCCGATTTACAGAGAGGATATGACTGATTATGTCATTAACTTTGATGTCTCAAAAGTAAGAGATGTCCATGAAACCAGTCTGCCAATAGGCGGAAGCGGCAGCTCGACATCTTCAATAACTTTTGATAACGGCGGCAAAGATTTTAATTTGTTTAGTTCATCATCAACATACGGCAAGTACATGAAGAAAGACATTCGTGTAAAAGTCTCCGCTGGGTGGGGTATCGGTAGTGCAAATCAAGAGTCGGCCTCTGCCGTACTATCTGCAAATGTCACTTCAACAAGTAATGTTTGGACAGTTAACAGCGTCAACGATTTCCCAGCGGGCGGGGTTGGTGATGACTATGTTTTAACTATCAATAGTAGTAATATTTATAAAGAAAGAGTCTTGGCTCGAAAAGGTACTGGTAATTCATTTGATATTATCGAAAGGGGAATCGGAGGAACAGTTGCGAGAAGCCATGCTGCTGGGTCCGCAATATTTTTTGATGCGTTTGAATACGCACCGTATGGAATATTTTATGTTGATGAATGGCAGGGTTCATCATCAAGCATGACAGTAAGTGCCAATTTAACTGATCGAAGCAAGTTTGGTCAAGAAAAAATGATTACAAAAGGCTTTCTACTTCAAGAGGTGACGGTAGCGGAAGCAGTTGAGCATTTGACGCTGATGACTAATTATCCAAAATCAGATATTGAATATCTTCTGAATCCAGCGAAAACTTATGCCAAAAGCAATTGCATTCTTCATTTGGGCTTTGATGAAAAAGATGTGGACAGGGCGAGCGCTCAAAGGATTGTTTCAAGTTCCTTAAGGGCTAGAATAGTAGAAATACCATCTACTGATTTAAATTCGGTGCGAGATATTAAGCTGGATGCAAATGATAGGAACCGTTCTTCTTATGAGAAGGCTCTTGATATAAATGGTTTTATCGCCCCCTCATTAACCACGACATCGAAAGAGATATCATCAAATAATGTTGTCGCTCTAAACTTTGTTTCGGGTAATTTTACGTCAAAAAATAATGATGTAATTGATAGCTATTTCAATGGCGTTTTTGATGGTTACTACATACCAGCAGAATCTGGTTTAAGAAACATAGTCATATCAATTAATAAAGGCGGAGTTCGTGTTTATCTGAATAAGATTAAAATTATTGATGAATGGTATGTGATAGATACTGGCACTAATACGCCAGAAGTCCTCTATTCTGATTCATACGATATGGTTGCTGGAAAACCCTATGAATTAAGGATTGAATTTTTTACTGAGCAGCACATTGAAAATGAGCCATTTAAGATATCATTGCTAACTGAGCATGATTCAACTCTATATTATATTGACTCTAGCGAGTGCTACACAATGGTTGCTGGCGATAGAATCGGGGTGAAGAATGAGAGCTCTTATTTAACATTTGCATCAAACACATGGACCCCAACAGCCAATGTGGATTATGTAAATAGGTCCTCAAGGACAAATGATGCCGTATACATAGGCCCAGTTAAAATCTCTGAGCCATCCGGGGTTGTCTCGGATCAAGAAAGCAAAAGTATTTTACTTGAATCTAATTCATACTTAAGAGTTCCTTATCATATATCTTATGATGTAACCAACTCATCAAGCGCCTCGCATACTGGCGCTTTCTCGATTGAGCTGTATGCGAAATTTCACACTCCAAGCGTGAGCGTGATTGCGGATCCAATTACCGTCACAAATAGTGGTGCATCCAGCTATTTAGTGAACGGAGTCCCTAATGCAACAATCGCTATGGTTCGCGGGGGGCTTTACACATTTCAAGTTAACGCAACTGGTCATCCATTTTGGATTCAAACATCACCTGGCGCCCACAATCCAGCAAATGTTGTAACTTCTGGAATTGTAAACAACGGAGCTGCTGTTGGGACCATCACATTTCAAGTTCCTGCTGATGCCCCAAGCACTCTGTATTATGTTTGCCAAAACCATTCCGTAATGGCTGGAACAATAACTGTCACGGGAACGACCAGCCCACATGGATCATTCATGGGCGACGGGGAGTATGTTAGCAACTGGAATAACTCAAACTCATCTAGCGGCTTCGAGTTTTTTAACAATTCTTCAGAAAACGGTTTCAAAATAAAAGTTCTTGCTGCAAATTCTGCTGTTTTAACTAAAACAGTATCATCCGCATCCCCTCTTTTGAATTCATCCTTTAGCCATGTGTCAGTGACATACGATGGCTCTTCCTTGAGATATTACACGAACGGTGTTTTGAGGGATACAGAGGTTGTTAATGGGACTCCAATTGCATGGTCATCAAAAGATGTTTGCATAGGGGGAAGGGGGGCTTCGTTTTCCGCAGGAGCAGAGCAACCACCTTCCGCCTTCAGAAGTTTTTATATTGATGAATTCGCTATCTTCAATAAATCCTTTAGTGACAAGGAAGTGTTGAATCATTACATAGAAACACAGATGCAGCCTGTTCGTATCATGCCATTCATTTACGGTAATGATGCAACGGTTCAGGAATTGATTGACAATATAAGCCTTGCTGACCTTGGAAGATTCTATATTGACGAAAACGGAATAGCTAAATACGAACACTACCATAGGTTTTTTGAATCATCTATTGCTCAGCATGCAAATACTCAATTTACTCTTTCAGATACATCTAATATTATAGATGCAAGTTACGCAGTCCAGTTGCAAACCAATAAAGTTGTTGTTAAAGTAAATAAAGTTGCCAATAATTTAGTTTCAAAACAAGGATTGTGGAGAGCGGAAGACCCGACTACTCTTGGAATTACATCTCTTTCGTCTAATGTCAGTAACTCAGCTACTAGTATTAATGTTGTATCTACTGACAACCCTTTCTTCCCAAAATCTGGTTTTTTAAAAATTAATGATGAAATCATTAAGTACAGTGGAATTTCTAGTAACTCTTTTACTTCGGTTGAGCGAGCACAGTTTGATACCGTTGCGTCATCTCATTTAACTACTAACCTTGTGAGAGAGGTAAAGAAGTACGATCTTCTATACGATAAATCACCGGCCTTCAGAGTTGAGAACCCGTTGATCACGAATCTTTCACTAGTGAACCCGCCTAAGGTAGAGATGATAACATTCAATCCCACTCCATACGGAGCTTTGCTCATTGTTGCCGCATCCAACAATACCGTTTCTGGTGAGATTGTGTATCTTGAGGGGGAAAACCCTCTTACCAATGAAAAGAATTTTGCTTCAATTGCGGGCATACCAGTTGTGTTTACCGAAAACACTGGCGATGTAAAAGAGAAGAAAGCCGTTCTTGATGACAACATTAGAAAGTACGGCCTTAAAGAGCTGATAATTGAAAATGAATTCATTACAGACCTTGACCACGCCCAGAGGTTGGCTACTTTTATTATTGACAAAATGAGTGAGCCAGTCCCCATTATTAATTTAAACATCACTCCGATACCCACCATGCAATTAGGGGACCGAATACGAATATCTTCAATGGATTCTTTTGATATAATAGATGGAGACTATTGGGTTATAAGCTCTGACTTTAGCTATAGCGAGACATTATCTCAGTCAATAGTTGTAAGGAAGGTGGTTTAATGGCTTCTAGGTTCTCCTCTGGAATTTCCGAGGGTTGCATATTATTTTTTCAAGGTGGTCATGATCACAATGGTATATCTTCGTCATTAATAGATACAGCCAGTTATTCAATTTATGACTTTGTTGTCGGGAATGTTGGGTCATCAAGCAGACAGGCTAATCAGCAAAAGAATTTTGATAGCTTGAAATCTGTTATTTCAAACATAGTTAAAACAGATGTGCTCGGGCCATCGGGTGTTCGGTTGAATCCTAACTCAATCCAGTCGATACATATAGAAGCCGGTGCTGTTACGGCTAGTGAGCTGTCTGCGAATATTGTATTGGTTAATAATATTATTAGAAGCAGTAATTTCGATGGCAATGTCGCAGCTAATGGTTCAATAACATCAAATGGCACTGTGGGTTGGGCAATATCTGGTGACGGCTCAGCTGTTTTTGATTCTAGTTATATTCGTGGAACAATTACAGCTGGGGCTGTATCAACGCCTGGAATTGATATTGACGCAAACGGGAATCTGACTGCCAATGCTTTTTCGCTTTTTGGAAATGGTGCAATCGTAACATCAAGCGGCAATTTTAGCGTCAGTGCTGGCGGGGCTTTATCCGCAACTGGCGCAAACATTAGCGGGCAAATAGACGCGACATCGGGAACAGTTGGTAACTGGGATATCAGTGGGGGTAATATTATATCTTCAGATGGCAAAATTAGTCTTATTAATGATGATGGGGATACAGTAATTATTGCTCAAAGCGATATCGGGACATTTGCTTCATTAAATGGAGATGGCAGCATAATCGCACTTGAAGACGGTATAGAGACATCAATCAATGTCCCCTATGTTTTTGAGGGCGGGACTGTTTATACTTTTATAGTTAAACAAGTCAGTCAGCCTTTGAATGCGGTCAGGATAGCCCCTGGAAAACTTTTTGTAACAAGCCCAAGCGAGGGAATAGCATTAGATATGACTAACGGAATATTTTCAACTCTTCCAATCCAGAGCACCAGCACGGTTGAGATGGAGACGGGTCAGGTCAATGGTATAGGTATAATATATCCTGGAATTACAACTGGTCCAGGTACTGCTAATTATATGGGGCTTGTTTGGAATAACCCAGATATACGAGGAACAGTTGATAATGTCGTATCGGCTGTTCTTGGAACGGTGTCGGATGTAAGATCAAAGTCAAATATTTTAGATGCAGAAAATACTTGGCTAAATAAATTATATGATTCATTAAGGGTCGTATCTTTTAACCCAGTAGATTTGCTAGACGAAGAAAATCTGCACCTATACCCAAGAAGACTTGGCTTAATAGCTCAGGAACTTAATGAGATTCTGCCTGATCTAGTAGTTTCAGCAAATCCGTATGATGAGGAAGCTTTTCTTTCAGTCAATTATCTTGGGTTGGTCCCTTATTTAATACAAGCAGTACAGGATCTAAACAATCGTGTCAAAGAACTAGAAAGTAAGGTATAATAGATAAATGGCTTACGAGAACTACACTTTTGTATCATGGACAGACGGTACCCCAATCAGCTCAGACAGGCTTGCGCAGATGTCCATGAATATGGAACAAATTCGGGACTTCAATGATGCCAAGCCCGCAGGTGTTCTTGAATTTATACAATTAACAACAAACAATGTTGTTTCAAATGTTAGCAATACAGATACTCAAATACTAGCCTTAACCAATCCTGTTGGCGGGTCTGATCAAAGAGTGACAATACAGCCGAATAGGTACTACAAGGCTACTTGCGTATTCCCTGGGTTCACCATACTCGGTAAAGGCGCTGAGGACTGCAAATTAACTTTAAAAATATTTAATGCGGTCTCAAATGGGTACGCAGGAACTAGTCCTGTTATGGAATGGAACTTCACTCCATCTCCTCATATATTTTACAACACTGCGGCGAACGCTAATGTCTTGACAAGCGGGTCCACCTTCAAGCAAGATAGCGGGCGCGTTGGCGCGGGCACCTACTCTGTCTACCTAGAGTCAGGCGGCGGTCTTAATGCGAATTCATTTTCTGTCTCTGTCTCACGAGTTTTTGGTACATCTGGCGCAACAAACGCTCCTCAAGTTAGCGTTAATCCGACATCAACAGAAAAATTGCAACTTATTATTGAAGACGCTGGCGCAAGCGTATAGTCATGGGGCAACTAGCCTCTAGAAGAGATGACATTGAATGGTCAATAAGAAGTGTCTCTGGAGAGAATAATCCAAACTATGGCGGCGGAAAGTATATTGATGATAAAGGCTATGTTCGGATATTAAATCAAGAACATCCTTTTAGCATTAAAGGTTATATATACGAGCACAGGGCGGTGTTTGAGCAATATCTGGGGCGATTCCTGCAGCCATGGGAAACGGTGCATCATATTAATGAAATAAAGGCTGATAATAGAGTGGGCAACTTATATCTATGTACAGTGCCGGAACATAGCGCTGTGCATAGAGAAGGGAAGAAGCCAACTAATGAGCATCGTCAAAAAATGAGGGCAAATATGAAAAAAAGAAATAAAGAAACTAGAGATGGCAGAGTAAAAAAAATATAAAAACCCATTCTTGACAACATTCCTCATTCAACCGTGTATAATTAACCTTATGAAAATTTGCGAAGCTGATAACTGTAATCAAGAATTTGAACCAAATACGGCAAACCATAAATATGCAGACAAGGAGTGTCGTAGATCAATCGACAGTTCTGGTATCTGCAAATACAGAAGAGAGAAAGGTTTATTCGAAGTGCCTAAAGATCCATTAAGCGGAGAAATCCCTAATTCAGATGCTGAGCTAAGAGTTGCATTCACACGGCTTCAGCAGGAATACAATAAAGTAAAAACTAAGAATGATGATTTAGCTGATGCTATTTATCAAGCGGTGAAAGAAGACATTGCTAATAATAAATACAAGTCAGTTGCTAAGCCAGTCTTGACAAAAAAGAAGGGCGGAGAAGAAGTTGCCGTTGCTGTTCTTGCTGACTGGCAATTAGCAAAGATCACTCCTGATTATAATTCACAAATCTGTGAAGAGAGAATTAATCTTTTTGCTGAAAAGGTGATAGAGCTGACAAACATCCAAAGACAAGACCACCCAGTCAAGGAGTTGAGAATCTGGGCCCTCGGTGACATCATTGAAGGCGAGCTGATATTCCCGGGTCAATCTTTCTTGGTTGATGGCGGTCTGTATAGACAGATCACTGTTGATGGACCACGGATTATGAAAAACTTCATTAACAAAATGTTGGAGAACTTCGAAAAAGTAACATTTGTTGGAGTGATTGGTAATCATGGTTCTATTGGTGGTCGTGCTCGCAGAGACCACGATCCTGAAACCAATGGTGACAGGATGCTTTACCGCATCACTCAGCTTATGTTTGAAAAAGAAAAGCGGATTGAATTTAAGATTCCAGACGGTCGTGGTGAACGACATTGGTATGCTATTGACAAGATTGGGAATTATAAAGCAATGCTCTGTCATGGCGATCAGTTCAATAGTCTTTCATCATTTCATACTTTCCAGAAAAAAGCGTATGGCTGGAAGATTGGCGCTCTTGATGAGGACTTTGATGACATTTACATTGGGCATTTTCATACTCCAACAAAAATGACATTCAACACGGTGCAGTTGAGAATATCAGGCAGCCCTGAATCTGTGAACACATATGCAGCCGAAGTGCTTGCTGCCGCTGGAAGACCATCGCAATCGTTGTACTTTGTACACCCTGAAAAAGGAATGGTTACGGCGGAATATAATTGCTGGTTGAACTAATGCTGGTAAATAAAATTACTGATTTTAGGTGTGTATTTTGCGGTGGTAAGAAGATGATTGGATCTCAATACTATGCTATGCGCAAAAATTGGGTGGATGTTACATGTATTCATTGCGCTGATAGTAAGGATATTGAAGTCAGAAAGCTCAATACGATATTGAGAGCCTTTGACTTAAAAACAATAGAGGAGCGATATGAACTTGCAGACGAAGATCGTAGTAAATAAATTTTACAAATACGCTGATACCATAGTCAAGGTTAAGAAAATTGCAAAAAATTTAAATAAAGTTTATGTAATTGATTTGACCTCAAAAGAAGAAATGGTTCTTCCGTATGCGAATGCTGAGTTAATTATGCATAGGATATACACCATCGGTGAAGTCGCTAAGATTGTTGAAAAAAGATCAGACACTATTCGGAAATACGAAAAGCGAGGGTTGATCCCTAGTGGTAAGAAATTTAATGAAACTTGTAAAAGTTACAAAAATTGGCGCTACTATGAGAGGCAAGATGTTTACGATATGGTATCATTTTTTAACGGGAGGACTCCAGGGAGACCTCCTAGTGAAAAGCAAATTAATGTACAAGCAAAGATAATTAGAATATCCGAAAAAGTTAAACTAGGGAGTAGGTAAGTATGGCACAGTTAAATGAAAATCAAGTTGAGATTTGGGCTTCGGTAGGCATTACGAAGAACTTGGGCAACTATGAATCACTTCGTCTTGATGCGGGAGCGAGAGTAATTACATCCAGCATTGATGATGAAAAGTCTTGGGGTAAATTGTGGGATTCAATTGATTCACAAATTGAAGCAAAACTCCAAGAGCTCGATGCAGAGAAGTAAATGTCTCACTGGACTCTTCTTGCGCTGTGCGCAAAAGATCCCAACAGTCATTACTGGTTTTCTTACAATCATAAAGAAGTTGAGTACGCAAAGAAAGTTTGCTCATCATGCTCGGTAAGAAAAGAATGTTTATTAAACGCATGGGCGGTTGAGCATATTTTTGGAGTCAATGGCGGGTACTCAGAGTTCGATATCATGCTAGAGACTTGGAAGGAGGCTAAGAAAGAAAATGATAAAAACTGGACAAGATCTGATAAGATACTTCAAAAGTTGTTGCGAAAAGCAAAATAAACTTTTAATCCCTGACTCTCCTCGTCAAGAGGCGGTTGCTGATTCACTGGCAAACTTTTATAAAACAGACAATTTGGAATTGGGAATTGATAGGTTTGTAAAAAGTAAGCCAGGCCCATTTCTAATATTTGATTTTGCGATAGAGTCAAGATCCTTTATTGAAAAGGCAGAGTTTGATAAGAAATCTAGTGATAAATTTAAGTCAATAGTCGAAGAGACAAAGAAGAGAATGGAGATTGAGTGAATTACGAAGTAAGGCTTCTAAATTCCATTGTTGATACGCAAGACTACACTGGCGCAGTAAATGGCGGTGTTGAGAATGTATTTCTAGAGTACAGAGATGTGTGGAACTTTATTGTTTCTCACTATGAATCTCACAGCAAGGTGCCGTCAAAAGAGACTATTAAGCAGCATCATGGCGATTTTGAGTTCATCCTGACTCCAGAGCCCCTTGCTTATTATATTGATGAAGCGAAGAAAGAGTCTCTCTCTTATCAAACAAGAGGGATTGTCGCTAAGGCACACGGGCTCATCAATGAGTCAGGACCGAAAGAGGCGCTATCGTTTTTGATGGAAGAGACTTCTAAGCTTTATAAGTTCTCCTCTAATCTCAAAGACACTGATCTTGCTGGTGAATGGAAAGATCGGGCTAATGACTTGAGGGCGCGATCTCTTAACCCTAAGAAAATTGCTGGAGTCCCAAGTGGGATTGATGTTATTGACAAGGTGTTTGGTGGTTGGCAACCCGGCGACTTTATAGTACTGCTCGGTTGGACTGGTGTTGGTAAGTCATTCATTGCAAGACTATTCGCTGTCAACGCATGGAAAGCTGGCTACAGACCGTTGATCATTTCTCTTGAAATGAATAAGCAACAAGAGGGGCAGAGACTGGATACATTGCTAAACAATGGGGAAGGTCACTTTACCAATACCGATTTAATCAAGGCAAACCCAGGCATTGTCGATGGATATGAAAAGTGGGCTCAGAGTACATTTGACGGTAAGCATGCTATTCATCTTGTTACATCAGAGGGTCTTGAGACTGCTGACCAAAACATGGTGCAGGCGAAGATTGATCAGTATCACCCTGATATGGTAATTCTTGACTACCACAGCCTCTTTGATGATTCAAGCGGGGCTAAGAATGAGACCGAGAAAGCAAAGAATTTGTCTAAGGCATTCAAGAGGATTGCTGTTAAAAATGGTATTCCGATTATCGATGTTGCGGCAGTAACAATGTCGGAGGGACACTCTGAACGCCCGCCTGAGCTGGAAGAGGTTGCATGGAGTAAGCAATTGGCTTATGATGCCGACCTTGTTCTTGCGATCCATAGAGAGCCATCCTCGGACCTGTTCCAAGTAGTATCTAGGAAAGTTCGCCGCGCATCCCATTTCGGGTTCTATCTCAGATGGAACTTGGAGACTGGTAAGTGGGTGGAAGAGTGGGATATCTAATGACCATTATTGCCGAGGGAGAGGTTAATGATATTGAAACACTTAACAGGATACGAGGGTGGATTGAAGACGAGGCCCGTGGTAAATATGGTAATTTTGAAAAAACTACTTTAACAACAGATTATGATGCGACTAGAAATGTCTATCAATTTAAACTCCACATCTAACTCGATAGAGTCAGAGATATTGTCTTTGTTCAGCAGTTACAATGTTGCTGTTCAAAGCGCTACTGGCGAAGAGTTGAATGTTTACTGCCCGTTCCATAGAAACACCCATAGTGCCGCTATGTATATAAATGTAAGGACAGGACTATGGCAATGCTTCAACCCATCTTGCGGGAAGAAAGGTAACTTTAGACAGCTGTATTTCAACCTAACCGGCAAGGCATATAGTAAGCATGTTGAGCTAGACAGGCATAAATTAGATCGAGATCTCAATACATACTTGTACAAGGTGGATGAGGATCAACCTTTGTCCATTGAAAATCTTGAAATTGATTACGAAAAAGATATTTCATTGTTAAGAACAATGTGCGAAAGAGGCTTGGCGATAGATACAATGATGCATTTCGAGGTTGGTTTTTCGGTTGAGAAAAACAGAGTGACCATACCCGTTAGGTCTAGTAGCCATGAAGTCGTGGGGTTGATAGGGAGAGCTGTTGAGCCATCCCAGCAACCTCGGTATCTATACAACAAGGGCTTCAAAAGGGCTGATGTGTTATTCAATATCAACAACGCAAAAAATTATAATTCAGTTATAATTGTTGAGGGCAGTGTAGACTGCATGTTTGTGCATCAGGCTGGATTTCCAAATGTCGTTGCGACACTAGGCGCTGCTGTTTCAAAAAAGCAGGGCGATATGATAAGAAGATTTTTTGATAAAATTACTTTATTTTGTGATAACGATGAGGCTGGCATGGCGATGAGATATGCTATGATAGAGATGTGCCGAGGCAAAGAAATCTCGGTAGCAAGAATCCCCGAAGGAGTTAAAGACCCTGCGGAGATGACTAAAGAGCAAATAATAAATGCAATTAACAACAAAGAAATAATTATATAGGAGACAAATATGTCATTTCAATCATTAAAATCATTAAAGGACTTAGAGAAGTCCGTAACAAAAACAGGTACAAATACTGGTCCTAAGAAATTCTTTACGGTTCAGTCAGGACAGTCATACAGAATTCGATTCCGTCAGGAGTTAACAGAGGATTCTAAAAATTACAACGATGAGACTGGGACAGCAATTAATGTCCCCGTAATTACTTCCCCAATCAACTGGAAGTGGAGAGTAGCTTCCACTGCTGGCTTGGAAAAGTATAATTATCGTTGCTGGGGTACTGAGCAATCCGCAGTGGATAAGGCATGGAGACCAAAGCCTCATCTGCTTATCAATATTGCTGTTGAAATGGAGCCGGGTGTTTGGGAACCAAGAGTTCTTGACACGACTTTCAATCAACGCCATATTGGTTTAACTCTTATTGAGTATGCTAAAGAATTTGGCACCATCACGGATCGCTTTTATAAGTATTCACGAACAGGCTCCGCTGCGTCAGATACGAACTATTCGCTAATTCCGCTGGATTCTTCAGCTGAACCACAGCAAATTACGGATTTGCCGATGCACCAATTGGATACTGTCTACTTGATGCTTCCATATGAAAAGCAACAAATGTTCCTCACCACTGGTGAAATGAAAGACTCCTGGTAGTCCGTAGCACAAAGGGGAGGGCGCAAGCCCTCCTCTTTTGCATTTTTAAGCGTAAATTAAGGATGTAATGAAATTAGTAAATAAATCCATTGTATTGGATCTTGACGGGGTTATTGCCGACATAGACAAATCGGTCTCCAACTACTTGCAGCAAGATGGTTCAGTTGACGACCCCAGTTATGCTGAGTGGTTTACAACAAACACTAAGAGCCCAGAGGCTCTAAAGTTATTTGGTAATTCTCTTTTTTGGAAAAATATTAAGCCATTCTCTGACGCTTTTTTTCAAATAAACTATTGGGCTAGTATCGGTTATGAGATCAATGTTGTCACTGCGAGGCGACAAGAAGCTTCTGTTAAAGAAGCAATGCCTTGGCTGAATAAATGGCATATCGAGATACATGAAATATATTTTGCTGAATATGGTAAGAAAATAGACATTGTAAAAAATATAGATCCCATTTTTGTAGTTGAGGATAATCCTGAAGAAATAAAAGTATTAGAAAGTTGCGGGGTGAAATGTTTCCTTAGAGCTGCATGGTATAATCAGTCTAGTTGGAACGACTTTACGACCATTGAGTCCTTATACGATATTGATTTGGAGAATTTATGACAGACTTTGTTCACCTACATTGTCACTCTGAGTACTCACTGTTAGACGGTATGTCTACACCCGAGGAGATTGCTAAGATAACAAGCACCAACGGTCAGTTCGCCGCTGCGATTACTGACCACGGCACTATGGGCGGGGTATTGAAGTTTCAAGATGCTTGTGTAGCAAATGATGTAAAGCCTTTGTTTGGCATAGAAGCCTATTTCGTACCATCAATAGAATCTGACTCCGAGGATAGGAGTGAGCGCTTCCATTTGATTCTTCTGGCTAAGAATAACGAAGGTCTTAAGAAGCTATTCAAGATGAATCAAAAGGCTTGGGGTAGTAATTTTTACTATAAGCCAAGAATGGATTTCGCTCTGCTTGAGGAATTTGTTGATGGCGACATTATCTCGTTATCAGGGTGTATGGGTAGTGCTATATCCAAGGCAATTATGGCGGGCGATACTGCCCGTGCAGAGCAGCTGTCTGAAAGGTTTATAAAGATATTCAAGGATGATTTCTATTATGAAATGCAAGCTTGGAACCCAAAGGATTTAAATGACGGGTTAATTGATTTAGCAAACGCTTATAACAGACCTGTACTTGCTACGGCAGATTGCCATTTCCCTAGTAAGAAAGATAAGGGCTGTGAAGAGATTCTGCTGATGCTTTCTCAGTTCCCAGGCCTATCTGCCGCAGACCAGCGCCATGCTAAGGACCATGCCGATTGCTTGCACAACCCATCCCTAGATATGGTGGCGAAAATCAACAATATGTATCCTAACAGGCATCTTAGGTTTGATGAGATTAACCCGTATGTGGCTCATGCTGATGAGGTGGCTTCTTGGTTTAAAGATGCTGGGTATGATCGGCTTGATATTCTGGAAAATACGATGGAGGTTGCCGAGAAGTGTACGGCTCGGATGGAAAAGCGTAAGAATCTTTTGCCGAAGTATATGAAGGCGTTGGATTCGGATTATTATTTGTCGGAAATTACGCATTTTAGTTTGAAGGAATCGGGTTTGGATAGTGATGTGTATCGTCAACGGCTGGATGATGAGTTGTCGATTATTAAGCAGCTTGGTTTTGCGGACTATTTTTTGATTGTGTGGGATTTGGTGAAGTGGGCTGATGCGAATGGTATTGGTCGTGGTACTGGTCGTGGTTCTGTTGGCGGTAGTTTGATGGCGTTTTTGTTGAACATCACGGAAGTTGATCCGATTAAATATAATTTGTTGTTTGCTCGTTTTATTAATCCTGAGCGCAATGACTATCCGGATATTGACTTGGACTTTGAAGATAAGAGGCGTGATGAGATTAAAACTTATCTTGCTACTTGTTGGGGCGAGGATAATGTTGCGGCAATTTCTATTTATGGTACTTTCAAGGCGAAGAGTGCGGTTAAAGATGTTGCAAGAGTGCTGCAAGTTCCGTATGCCGAAATCAATTCGATCACCCCGTTTTTTGAAACGATTGATGAACTTAAAGCCACCGAGAAGGGAAAGGTGTTTGGCAAGAAGTATCCCGATGTTGTGCCGTTGGCTTCAAGGCTGGAGAATCGTATTCGTACCGTTGGGGTGCATGCGGCGGGCATGGTGGTTTCTTCTGTTCCTTTGACCGATGTTTGCCCCGTTGAATCTCGCAAGGATTCTCAAGGCGGGGAGCGTTCGGCGGTTACAGCTTTTGCAATGGAAGATGCCGAAGCCGTTGGGCTTATTAAAATAGATATTTTGGGTCTAAAGACCGTATCTGTGATTAAAGATTGCTTAGCGAAGATTCAGGAGCGTCTGGGGATTGATGTGCGAGCCCAATCACTTGGTCTGGATGATCAAAGGGTGTTTGAAAACTTTAATAATATTAACACCGTGGGTATCTTTCAGGCGGATGCGGCTGCCTATAGAAACCTTATTGAAAGAATGGGTATTGATAACTTTAATGACCTTGTTGTTTCCAATGCCTTAGTCCGACCCGGCGCTTTGCTTTCTCAAGGCAAGCGGTATATCGATTGTAAAAAGGGTGAGGCTAAACCTAAGTATCCGAATGATATTGTAAAACCAATTCTTGAGGAAACATACGGTACGGTCATTTTTCAAGAGCAATTGATGCAGATGGCGGTGCTGTTGGCAGACTTCACATGGTCCGAGGCCGACTCCCTTAGAAAGATCATTGGTAAGAAGCGTGATATTGCTGAGTTCGCCAAGTTTAAAGACAAGTTTGTAAGTAATAAATATCTCACCCCAGCTCAATCCGAAAAGATATGGGCTGAGTTTGAAATGTCGGCATTGTATATGTTTAATAAATCTCATGCTGTTGCCTATTCACTTATGTCGTATCAAACAATGTGGTTGAAGATTAATTACCCGTTGGAATTTATTTGGTCGCTTCTTTATAACGAGTCGGCATCTGACAAGATCACGGCATACTTGATGGAAGCACAAAGACTTGGTCTTAAAATATACGCCCCTGACATTAACAAGTCAGAGGAGTTCTTCTCAATGTCTCTCCCCGATGAAGAAGAGGGAATTAGATTTGGATTAGCCAATGTCACTGGATGTGGTTCTAGTGCGATTAAAGAAATCACAACCAAGCGCCCGTTTAATTCATTTGAGGAATTTAATAATAAGTGTTCCAAGACGGCAATAAAAGCACCACTGCGAGAGAACTTCGATAAAGTCGGCGCGTTTAAATCGATAGGTCATGTCTCCCAGTTTGATAATGAAAAGTATTACCTACCAATCCTTGGGTTCCCTATCGCTGCCAATCAGCACAAAACTGCTATTGATGAATTTGTAGAAAACGCCGTAGACTTTCATGAAACAATTTCAAACCTTACTTTAATTAAAGCAGTTGTGCGTTCCACAAAGAAAGCTACTGGGTACTTGAGAGTTGAGTTTGAAGATCACTCGGGTTCCTGCACGGTCTTTGGAGAACGCAATACCGAACTCGCCCAGAGGGATTATGTTTATGCTCTTATCGGGGATAGAACATTACATGCCTACTGTGATGTCTATCAGGCAGAAGATTCTAATCTGTTTAACATTATGATGCTCAAGAAGCATGGTATTGATCATAAGTACGCTTGGCTTTATGATCACGGCATTGGTTATGTAACTGATGAAAAAACACTGGCATATGTGTTTAATATTAGAAGCTTCACTACCTCGTCGGGCAAAGAGATGGCAAGCGTCTATTGCTGGGATGGCAAGCAATTCTTTAAGATCGTAGTCTTTGCCGCAGTGTATAAGAAAGTTAAGCAGATGCTTAAGGAAAATGAGTGGTATGCCGTTCGTCTGTCAAAAGTTGAGGACAAGAATACTCTCAATCGCCTTGACTCGTACAAGCTTGAGTCGGCAGATAAAATCATTACGGTAGATGATTATGTCAAGAGAAAGAATCTTGTAAAAGAGAGTGTCTGATGCTTCTTACAATATATATTCCAACATACAGAAGAGACTCTTTGGATTATTGCTTGGATAGTATAGTATCTCAAACTAATTCCAATGTTGAGATTATTGTATCTGACAATGACCAAGATGGTTATGCAAGGCAAGTCGTTTATAAATACAAGGATTATATATCCGATTACTCCATAAGGAAACAAAATATTGGGTGTGATGGCAATTGCTTGTACGGCACAACAGTCGGGTCTGGCGAGTATGTATGGGTGATTGGTGATGACGATACCCTGCTCCCGGGTGCTATTGAAACAATACTCCCTATGCTGAACGGAGTAGACAGGGTTATGCAATTTGCACCCTACTCTGGCGAAGTTATCCCTGGTTTTTCTGGTACAATGGCTGAGTTGATAAATAGTTTAAATGATAAATCATTTTTAATTGCAGCAACACTTGCGAGTATGAATGTGTGGAGAAGGGATGTCATGGACTTTAGAACAGGAGTGAAGCACTTGGATTCTAGAAATGTTTTGGCTTGGGCTGGTCTCAATTGCAAGACAGTTAGTACCCCTAGCTCTCCAACAGTTTTAGTAAATGACACTAATCTGTTTGAATTTAAGGATTTTGATTGGGTTATGTTTGAATACTCAGACGCACTAGCTGATGCTAATAGTGTTGAGAGATTTACTTTTCATAGTGCAAATAAATGGAATTTCGTTAGCGCTTCATTGGAGAAAAAATGATTGTATATACTGGTGGTACATTTGATCTGTTTCACTCAGGCCATGTTAGGTTATTAAAGAAGTGCAAAGATCTCGCTGGCAGAGGCGGGGAAGTTGTCGTTTCAGTAAATCCCAGTGAGTTCTGCGCCAGCTATAAAGAACCACCAATTTGTGATTTATTTGAAAGAATGGAAGTGGTCGCCTCATGTAAATGGGTTGATAAGGTTATCATCAATGTCGGTGAGGCTGATTCAAGACCCGCTATTCTAGAAGCAAAGCCAGACTTAATAGTTGTCGGCTCCGACTGGGAGAATAAGAATTACCATAAGCAAATGGGCTTCACCCAAGAGTGGTTGGATGAACAAGGTATTAAGGTTGTATTTGTGCCATACACAGAGGACATCTCGACAACAGTTATTAAATCAAGAATTTTAGATAGAATGTTTCAATAAAGGAGAAATATGTTAATTGTAGATAAAAGAAAAGGCGATCTAATGCCGATTCATGATGTTATTCCAACCCCCAGTATTGGTCTGAATCAAGCTTTAGGGGGCGGGCTGAACACTGGCGCAACTCATCTGTTCTGGGGCACACCTTCGGTGGGCAAGACGACTATGTGTTTTCGGATTATGGCGGAGGCGCAGAGGATGGGGTATCGTCCTGTGATTGTTGATTCTGAGTCTTCTTATAATGATGCGTATGCTGAGAAGTGTGGTTTGGATATTAGTGATGTGGTGGTAATTCAGTCCACTATTGTTGAGGATATTATGAAGAATCTGATTGGATACCTCACGGATGACAAGGAAAAACACATTTTCTTGTTTGACTCTTTGTCTAATATTGTGAAGGAAGAGTTTTATGATAAGCCTGAGGGTGGTAAGGCGATGGGGTTATCGGCTCGTTCACAAGGCTACTTTTTGCAGAAGCTGGTGAATTATCTTCACAAAGAACGTAATATTATGCTGTTTGTTGCTCATCAAACAGTTGATTTGAGCGGTATGTACGCGATTACGAAAGCAAAGATGGGCAATACGGTTCACCATAACATGCACAATATTGTTAAGTTGTTTCTCTCTATGTCCAAGGGCGAGATGGAGCGTGAAGAGAATAATATGATTACTTCTCAACGGGCTACTTGGACTGTTGAGAAAACAAAACAGATTCCAACTATCGGAGCAACGGGTTACTACTATGTCCTCCCTCAAGAGGGCCGGATTGATCAAAGCCGAGAGATTATTGATATTGCCATTCAAATGGATATTATTCAGCGCAAGGGTGCATGGTATTCTTATGAAGAAAGTAAATGGAATGGTATGGGTGCTATTGAATTGACTGAAAAACAAATTAAGGAAATTCTTAAGCGCATAAATGCATGATTTTTTCAATCCATACCGATCAGCACATTAAGGATGCTATAAACATCTTTGGCTACGCCTATGGCTATACCAATATTGTAAAGCACTTTAATCAATTCACTTATCGCGGTCAGCAGATGGAGGTCGTTGAGAATGATCCCGCTGCACAAATCCAGATGTTTTATATGGAGCCAGAATGGCATCACCCTATCACGGGACAGGATTACAGGCAGCCAGGTTTCAAGAAACACCATGATCATCAGTACAAGATTAATGGTACATATTTGGAATCAACTAGAGCGTGGGATTGGTGGATTCCCACTATGAAAACTTTTGATGAAATCTGGGTGGGTAATCAATTCTCTGCCGATGCAATTGCAAATTCTGGCGTAGATGTCCCAACACATATATTCGAGCTTGGTGTTGATGATATGTGGAAGCCCCTTAGAAGGGGTAATCGGAATAAGATACGATTCCTGCATGTTGATTCGGACAGTAAACGAAAAAGGGCTGATCTCGCAGAGCGAGCTTTCCTTAAATTATTTAAAGGTAATAATAATTTTCAGCTAACATTGAAACATCATGGGCACGGAGCGGAAGGCGGCGGCTTCAGTGTCATGGATCTTTTCAATGGCAAAGCCCCCGCCATGGAAGAAAATATTATCAGGATATTTAAAACACTGACTCAGGAAGAAATGGTTGAGCTGTACCATCAGCATGATATTCTTATCTACCCAACAGAAGGAGAGGGCTTCGGGCTAATCCCTCTTCAGGCGTTGGCTACAGGAATGCCAACAATTTCAACAAGTAAGTGGTGTAGTTACGAAAAATATCTTGGCGGTAATATCATTGAGTCAACAATGGGTAAGACCCAGCATTCCGGCTATCACACTGGTGATGTCATACTCCCCGATTTTGATTCAACAGTGGAGTTGATGAAGAATGCGGTTGAAAATTTTGATGCTCAATGTGATTTTTATTATAAACAGGCCCCGAAAGTTATCAAGGAATACAACTGGCAGAGTCAATGTGACAAGATGCTAAGCGGCTTGATTAAGCGGGTGGGTATTGATATGTTCAAGCCAATTGGGAAAGTGTCTAGAAAGAAATACATATACTTCCAAAGTGGTTCGGGGTATTCTACGCCAAACGGTATTCGTTTTTCAAGGGACAATCCGATTCATAAAGTCCCTGAGGATGAGTACGATCATCTGATCAAGAACCCCTCGTTTAGAGAACCTACTGATCAAGAGATTTTATTGCACTTTAAGTGATACTATAGATAATGAAGGAGTTTGCGTGATTATTATTGGTGTGAGAACATATCTGTGCCATTGCGCACAGCCTATTCCTCAGGATCCACTTTGTGGTGACAGGGGGGTGGAAGACGATGAGTAGGAGCTTGTATGAGGAAAAAGATTATGCAGAGAATCGAGGATCTGGAGTCTCAGGAGAAGCGTATTCGCAGAGCCCTAGAGATCCAGACGAGTCGGTATTGGAGAGAATACTATCTTACGGAGCAGCTGCATGACGCTCTGGTATTTTGTTCGTCTGATAAAGATTCGTTTGTTATCCGGCGCTTGGAAGCAATTCGGGCATATGAAGAAGTTAGAGGCAACAAGAAAAGAAGTTCCTAGTGAAAAGAACTGAGCAAGAGGAGATTAAGAGGGATAAGGCGAAAGCTGTTAAGAACTCTGGTCGTGGGATTAGGAAGGGTGATGCTTCTTTGAATAAGTTTCTTTTGGATTATAAGCATAATGAGAAAACTTTTACTTTAACTTTGAAGGCGTGGGCTAAGATGCGTAAGGATGCATGGAATTCTAACTATAAATACCCTTGTATTTCTGTTGTGTTCGGAGAGAATTCAGAGACAAAGGTCGCTATAATAGACTGGGAAGTGTTTCAAGAACTTGTGAAAGGAAGCGATTATGAGTAAGGTAAATAAATATGTTCTCTTTTGTGACAAAATGTCTCATTGGCGGTCTTTTGGTGTAAGTTATAACTGGGATGATGGTCATTATTTTGGCTTTTATGTATATAAGTATCACATTGGGATACAGAGGACTTTAGTAAAGCAGGCTGTTGTTAAGACAGAAGATCTTAGAAAGGATCAATAAGTGCCAGATATTATAATTAACAAGGAAACTTTGGCTGAGCAAATGGGTGACAAGGCTGATGAGTTTTTAGAATGTATCCGTATAGTTGAGGATATTATTGTGAATCCGGATCATTATCTGTCTGGGCAGGCTATCAAGTATGCTAATATATTAGCGGCGTATAGAACACTGATGATTGTTAAATCCCAGGCCTTCAAAAGAAAGTCTTCGGTTATGAATGATCAAGATAAATTTGTAAACGATATATGGAAAACCATGTATGAAGCACTAACGGAAAATATTAATGCACTAAAATTAGCTGCAAAGGGCGGTATGCAATGAAATCACTAAAAGTATTGAGAGCCCCCAAGGTAATTCCTGTCCCAGTTGAAAAGATAACATCTGTCGATCTTGAAAATAGCCTAAATAAGGCAATTGACGATGCTCTCTTGGAGAGAAACAAGCCTGAATTTAAAAAGGTAAAAGGATTTCACCCTAGCTACACCAATCAGTGCGCTAGATATTGGTATTACTTGTTTGAGGGAGTGAGTGTCACTCCAGACTTTAGGGCGCAAACGCTTCGGATTTTTGATAACGGTCATGCTGTTCACGATAGACTATATGGTTATTTTAGGGAAATGGGTGTTCTTGTTCAAGAAGAGATTCCCGTTACTTATTCGTCTCCCCCAATCGAGGGTACGGCTGATGGAATTATTAATTGGCATGGCGATAAGTTGATTGAACTAAAGTCAATCAGTTCTGAAGGCTTTCATTATAGAAAACTTCATAACAAGCCGAAAGACGAGCATTACCGTCAGGCTCAAATTTACATGGAGTGTCTAAACTTAGACGGCGGTTTTGTAATATATGAATGTAAAAACAATCAAGAGATTCTTCCTCTTTATATAGAGAAAGATCAAGCTTTTATTGATAAATTGTTTAAGAAATATAGAGATATTTATGGGAATTACACTAGCGGTACTATCCCTGACAGACCTTACAAGAGAACATCTAAGCACTGTGCTGATTGTAATGTGTCTTCTTTATGCTGGGGAGAGAGTGGTTAATGATGAAAACAGGATTTGTAATAATCCGGACTGTAAAAAACATTTTGTAGCTAAAGTTTATAATAGTATCTACTGCTCCCCGGAGTGTAGGAAGATTATCACTAATAAAAAATTATTAGAAAATTATTACGAAAAAAAGGCTAACAAAGATAAAAAAAGAAAGTGCAAGACAAAAGAATGCATTACAACTTTATCTCGGTATAATAAAGAAAATATTTGCGAGAGGTGTAAGCGTGAAAGGTATGTTAAAAGACTAGTTGGCTGGGGCTGGGATGAATCTCGTATCAGGGATGGTCTAGATTGAGCCTCAAAAATATTGTACACACAAATGACAAAGTCATTCTATCTATCGACCCCTCGTCACATTCGCTTGGCTGGGCTGTAATTGACTTCAACAATGGACTGAGATTGCTGGACTGCGGTAAGATTAAATTTACAAAAACTAATGATATTAGCATAAAGTTTAATGAAATTAATTCCGGGATACAGGCTGTCTGTAAGAAGCACAATCCATCAATTGCGGTGATAGAGCAGTCTGTATATATCCAAAATTTCCAGACTAGCAGGGTGATATCTTATATCATAGGTTACTCATGGGGAATCGTACAGATGTACTGTCGGAAAGTTATGGATGTAAACCCTATCTTATGGAAGCGGGGTATTGGTTATAAGAATATCTCAAAAGAGGACAAGATTTTATTAAACACTGAGTCTAAGAAAAAGAAGGAAAGAAAAGATCGGGTTCGTGAAATTGTGGTAGACTATTTTGCAATGTCCGATGACGATCTGTCTGACGATGATATTGTAGATGCAGTAGGGATAGGTTTATGGTATTACTTAATGGCGGTTTCAAATGACTCTAGAGCCTTATAAGGATAAGTCTTGGCTGTACGAGCACTATGTCAAGAAGAGAATGAATCTAACTGATATAGTCAAAGTTCTTAAGCAAACTTATAATATAGAAATAAGTCCGCAAGGGTTGTATAACTGGTGCAAGAAATATGATTTATTAAAGTTTAGAGGGAAGGGGAGAAATCTTGCTGTTACATCAAAAAGACCAAAGTCTCCAATGCAACAGGAGTCGGAGCGCAGGAAGCGTGATTTGCGAAAGCAAAGAGATCGTAAAAAGAAAGGCATGGGTTTATAATGCAGCGTAAAGTGTCCTCGTCAGACCTCGCCGTCTTTGCTGAGTTGGATATGATTTACAACCAAGCAAGGATTATTGAGGCAAACCAGAATAAAACAAAATACAAATGTCTCGGCTCGGGGAATTGCTGTACCATTGGTTTAACAATTCATATGGCTGAGTGTGCCAATATTGCTTTTAGAATAACCCAGCAATATTATTTAGACATTGAGAGTAAAGGCAAGGAATACGCCGACGATTGCTTTGACAAAATCGTATCTGCCCTCAAGGGTGCTATGTATGATGATACATGGATCTTTGGCGGTGAAACCAAAAGAAAATGTGCTTTCTACAAAGACGGATGCACAATTTACGGCTTTAGACCTCTCGTATGCCGTAGTTACGGAGCTTTTGTTGGAGTAGATGATGTTTGCCCGAGGGAAAGAAATGTTTACAATAATGTTGACTTTTATTCGGGGACCCCAGTTGAGAGTATGGTTAGGAGTTTTCAGAACGCACTGTCAAAATATTCGGAAGATAAAGATTCAGGATACGATGTTGTGGTGTATATGCCATTAGGTGTTTTAAGCTTTCTTCTTTCACCTGAGGAACTAGATGAGCTGGCGGATAAAACTGATGACAGAATGTGGAAAGCAGTTGAGGGGTGGTTTAATTATCGTGTTGAGTATACGAAAGTTCACGGGCTCCCTATTCCTAAATTAAGAGAAGCTGCCGAGAGAGCTGGGAAGCAAATAGCGTTTCAAGTTCAAGAATGATACTTTGGTCTGACAATCAATCATCTCCGCTAAGCGTTGGGTATGGCTATACGCCAGATCGCCTCTTTGATCAATTATCAAAGACTGGCTTGCCTATAAGGCGAAATAATTCAACTGCCCCAGCGGAGATTGTCCCAATTACCAACGACTTGTCGCTTGGCTATTTCAAGACGACTGGGCCGTCTGACGATATAATCATAAACCATTCCCTGCCCGAGTTTTTTGTAGAATCAACAACTTATTCAATTGGCTTTACATTCTGGGAGACAAATCGTCTCCCAGATTCATGGGTTCAGGATTGCAACAGGATGTCTGAGGTATGGACTTGTTCAACATTTATGCGCGATGTGTTTATTAACTCTGGAGTCAAAGTTCCTCTGTATGACTTTAAACTTGGCGTTGACCCGGAAATTTTTTATCCAATAAAAAGGGTGAGGAAAAATCCATTTACTTTTTTAAGCATAGGCTCCCCATCTACTCGTAAGAACTCTCAAATGTCCGTTGATGCTTTTATAAAAGTTTTTGGAGGTAAAGACGGATACCGTATGATATATAAATCGAACGGACCAGCAGACGCTCGCAACTTTACTGGCGGAATGAGGAGTGCATTGAAGCACCCTCAGATTGAAATAATAGATTGGGAAGTTCCTGTTGAGGAGCTCGGCAGGATCTATGATCTTGCTGATTGCTTGCTGTATCCGACCAGCGGTGAGGGGTGGGGGAATATTCCATTTCAGGGGATCGCCAAAGCAATTCCTACCATATGCACTAATGCGACTGCCTGCGAAGAATACGCTGAGATGTCGGTCCCTTTGGACTACACTTGGTCCACTGAGAAAATGACTGGCTTATACGAAGGTGCAGGTATGTGGGCAATGCCAAGTTTTGATGATTTGTGTGATAAAATGTTATATGTAACTAATCACTATGAAGAGGTATCGGAAAAAACATACTCTTCGGCTGTATATATAAATGAAAATATGACTTGGCAAAAAGTTGCAAAAGGATACTCAGATAGATTATGTCAGATATTGAACATGTAAGGCAAAAGAGTTTAATAGAGAAAATTAAAGATGTAGAGCAAGTTGGTATTTTGCATGTAAAAGGATATTCCATGCGTGAGATATCAACATTAATGTCTCTAAATATAAATGATATTAAATCTTATATTGAAGAATATAAGATGATATTGAATCAAACAATTCAAGAAGACCCATTTTTTCTTGAAAAAGTACAATTCAACACAATGAAAGCTTTGACTGAATTTGATGAATTAAGCAAAGAGGCTTGGGAAACAATAAACATAGCAACAGATAATGGAATGGTTGCTGCAAGGATACAGGCGATTAAGCTCGCT